TCCCCTTTCTTACAATACCTACCACCTACATGACACGTTGTTAGTACTTCGTATTTCATAATATCTCCAAGTTTAAGGGAGGGCTTTTACACCCTCCCATATTGAACCTTAGTCAATCACTGTCGCCACATCTTTAACAATGTATGCTGAAAAAGCACCAGCTGTTAAAGGTTGTGATCCAACTGTGTAATAACCGCGAAGATAACGCAACGCTCCTGAACCTAAACGTCCTGCGTTAATTTCGTACCCACCTACAAGTGAAGCTTCTGCAATCGCACCTGAATCAAACAAGGTTGTTGCTGAAGCAAACGAACTTGTAGCTGAAGTCTGAATCAAGAAATTCACTGTTGAAGCTGAAGAACCTGAACCTGCCGCTGTATCACACTTAAAATAAGCAAACGCTCCTTCATAAGCGTCACCAGCTGCCTTCGTATCTATTGAGCTAGTAGAAGCCGCAGATACTGTTACGTCCTGCGCTGCGCTCACTTTTAATAATGCATCTAAAATCATAATATACTCCTTATTAGTTTATTTAGTTTAGCTAACTCCTATTATGTAAGCGCAGTTTCTGTACTTAAAATAGAATCAATACGTCGACATGGTACGCCTTGAAAAGACAATACACCATTAGGACGATCAATCGGAACATTTTTCATTTCCTTGATTGTCAAGAAAGCATTAGTTTTATCTAACAACTTAACAGCTAACATACTCTTAACAGTCTGATTCATATAGAATACAGGGTTACAACCAGCATTAGGTGGTAACTTACCAAGTGCTACAATCATCATCTTCAAAATATTAGCTGAAGTATCTGAAGTATTACTTGCTGTTTCTAAACTTGCTACATCAATATTAGCGATACGAACAACATATCGATAATCTTGAACTGCTAAACCAACCTGCCACTGCATCCATGACTCATAAGCTCTCATACGTGCACCAGTTGTAGAATTGGTTGTTACTTCTTGAATACCTAAGTCCTGATAATCTAATCCTGCTTTCTGACCTTTTGGATAGATACCATAAACCTTGTCAGCACCCCAACATACTAACCAAATTGAAGTGTTTCCTGATCCAGTACCACCAGCATTAATAATCTGATCGCCTGTATCTGTTGCTGACGTTGAATAATAACGTGTAGCTAAACCGTTAAACTGCTCTTCATCAGTAGAACTATCGCCATAAATCAAAGTATCAGCAAGTGTATCACTAAATCCTTCAATCATTGGCTTGTCTTGGCTCATACGGAACGCTTTTGTATTACCATTTAACTGCGCAACATTAATATCAATCTGGTTGCGATTCTCCATGATAGCACAAGCTTCTGTGTACTGACCAGTTGTAGCCTTCTGAGGGACAATACCTTCATTCAACAAACGAAAGTAAGGTGTTGGCTTACTGGTCTGTTTAGTCATCTGGTGTCCAGTGGCTAAGTTTCCCTCCTTAAACGGGATATCATCAAGAATATCATTATATTCCTGAAGTAGATTAGCTACTTTGTCAATCTGACCCTTTGGGTCTAATATTCTCGCAACATCAACTAATGTTGCTCTTGAGCTTCCTAATAACGCCATGATTTACTCCTTATTTATCCATTGATGGGTAAAGCACATCTTCTGTCTTACCCTCGATTGTCGTTTTACCGTCAACGAAATTGTCTTCTGTAAAGTGTTTTCCGATCTTAGCAAAACATTGAACAACTTCGATATTATCTCCTACTCCTGTTTCGTTAAATAACTCAACGAGTTTAGGACTTCCGAACTGTTTTAACGCATTTCCAACAAACTGAAGGTTCTGTTTAATCTCATTACCTAAAGTCTTTTGCGTTTCATTCTTCCACTCAGTTTTGATTTCTTGATATTTAGATATCATCTTATCGCCATGAGCTTTTGCAGCTTCTACAACGTGCCCTAAATAAGTGTTAGCTAATTCGTCAACCTGTTCTTGTGTTGCACTCATTCCTTTTAAAACAGGTAACATCTTCTCGAATAGACCATAGTCTAATTCTACACCTTCACCTAATTCTGGCATTTTGATCTCAACCGTTTCGCCTTCTTCTGCGTCTTCAGCTACTTTCTTCTCAGCATCTGTTTCTTCAGCATCAGCATCAACATCAATTAAAGTTTTCTCAATAACTTCTGCATCTGTTGTTGTTCCGGTTTCTTCAGTTGTTACTACTTTGTCATCTACTACTTCTTCTGTGGTTTCTTCTGGCATTTCAATCTCCTAGTTAGCTATCTCACCCATCCTATAGGCTAAGTGGATCGCTTTGTTTTTCTTCCGTTTCTATTTCAATCTCTTCACTTTTCATTTCTGAAGAGTATTCTTCTTGTAATTGTCCTAATAATGAAGGCTTTGCTGTTGTAATCTTATTTAATATCCTTATGCCAACATTCCTTCGTCCTTCAAATCTATTGCTTTCAATCTGATCGTTAATTCCATTCTCTCTAAAAACATCATGGTCTTCTAAAAGTTTCCAAATGAACCTTCGCCCTTCTGGACTCTTAGCAACAAACCTAATATCAGATAAATCTCTTTCTAGCTTATACTTGGCTCGTTCTTCTTTAGTTTTTAATGTTGTCTTCTTAGTTGCCACTTTGCTCCATTATCTTATCTAGCGCAGATCCTTTGCCTAGTTCCGCCTCTGATGAATCTTTTGCTGCCTTTGCCATACCTGGTAATGCTTCTGCTTGCTGTTGCTGTTGCATTTGTTGAGCTTGAGCTTCACGTTTCTTCTGTAACGCAACTTTAGTTAATAATATCTTAGCTGGCGCGCCTTCCATTTCACTTGTCTCTCGCATAATTTGGTCAGCATCAATAATATCTGCAACTGATGGAATCCATCCTACTAATCGCTCTCCAATGCCTATTACACGCTCTATCTTAGTTATGCCTATAGCTTGCTGTGCTTGAGCTAATATAGACGTATACTCAATCTTAATATCCATACCTTCAATCTCAGGTGGTGGCTCTGGTATCATTCCACGCTCATTCATATCGTGATAAACTATCTCTAATGTAGGTGTGTGCATTTCATAATCCAACCTGTGAAGTGCCGGACCTATCATCATCATTTTCTCTTGATCTATTGAATTAACCTCTGTAGCTGTCTTATTAGTATCTTGGCGATTAATCATTGCTAAAAATAGATTAACAAAGAAGAATTTGTCTATTTCGTCTTTCTCTTCATTAAGTAACTGAATAAACGAGTCTAGATTAGGATTGATTTGATATGCTGGTCTTACTCCGCTGTTAGGTACTGAGCCTGTTACCTTTGTAGTTCCGCCAGGAAGCACATTAACGTGACCATCTACACTAGCGTCTTGTAGTGTTGGTGGATTATGTAACTTCTCTTGAGCCATTAACTTATCTTTGGCTGTCTTCTGCATTTCTTTAATAGAACCTAATGCGTGCCATGAAGGTCCATAACCTAAATCGGTGTCTGTTGTGACAACTTCCCACCGTGGTGCTACTACACGGAATATTTTTAATCCTCTATTATCTAAAAACCCTTCTTCTTCCCCTGTTCCAGTTTCCCAATACAATGATGAGAACAACATATCCTCAACTTTATCTGAACCCTCAACATATCCGCTATTTGGTTGAATTAAATGGTTTATTTTAATTTCAATATCAAAGTTATCTTGATCGTAATAAGCTTGTACTTTATTCGAACATTTTCCTTTTCCAAACTGATCTACCATCTGTCTTACTGTCATTTCAAATTGTCTTGTGAATGTATCAACCTTGCCCTTATGGTTAACTCCTATCATATACTCGCCTGCTGTGAAAGAACGCGCTCTCACAACGTCGTCAACGTCAGATAAGATGATATAACAACCCGTTCCGAACGTCCCTAGCTCCATATAACATGAAAAGAACGCATCATATAAGTTACTTCGGTTAATAACTGTGTGCATTTGGTCTTTAACATCATCAAGCCATGAACGTACACCGGGAATCTCTAACATTCGTTTATCGTCTAATGTTGGTCTGAACCATTGACTTGATTTGTTGGTCATTCCGCTATTTAACCCTGACGCAAAGATATTAACGTCATGTGTCGCATGAGATCGAATTAACTGTTTATGGTCAATTAAAGCTCCAACCTTTGAATGGTCGTTGTCAAACATGCCACGAAACGGACTAACCATCTGTGCTAGTATCTTATAAGCTGGAATAAACTTATTAAGCTTATCAAACAGCTTGCCACTACGTTTAATAGCTTTACGTTTACTTTCCATTACTTCCTCCACTTGTTGTACCATACCAATTTGGATGCCACATCGGTGGAGTACATGGATATGTTGGCTCTGGAATGTTCTGAATAGGGTAAGAATATGGAATATAAACAGGTCT